GAGGTTGGCGCTAAGTATCTGCCGAATATTGCCCAGTGGGCTAATGATCTCGCGCTCTCGTTTGAGAAGTGGGCTATTAAGTCCGCCGAGTCCGGGAAGATGGACCAGTCAATCCAGGCGGCGGCGAAGGCGTTCGGCACCCTGAAGGACATTACGGTCGACCTGGGCGGAATTATTGGTGGCCTGTTTAAGGCGATGGCGAACGGGTCGGCGCCGATCGACTCTATCGCTACGGCCTTGGATAGGGCTAATGCCGCGGTTAATGGCCCCTTGTTTCAGTCGACCTTGACATCCTTGTTCTCGTCGATGTCTGTGGCGGCGGGGAAGGCTTTTGAGGGTGTGGGCGCCCTGGGTGGCGCGTTCGTGTCACTGGAGCCGACCCTGGCTAAGGTTCTCCCCATGATTGGGGAGACGCTGAAGACTGCCCTTGAGGGTATCGCGACGGCCTTGGAGAATCCGGCCTTCCAGGAGGGGCTGGTGCAGTTCTTCTCGGGGCTGCTGACGGCCGTTCAGGCTCTCGCCCCGGCTATGCCCGCCCTGGGTGAGGCGTTCGGGGCGATCGCCACTGTGGCTGGCACCCTGCTGGCGGCTATCGCGCCTCTGGTGGCGCAGCTGGTGGAGCAGCTTGCTCCGGTGCTGCAACAGCTGGTGCCGATCCTTACGCCGATTATCGAGCAGCTGGCGTCGGCACTGATGCCCGTTATTCAGGCGCTCGGCCCGCTCTTGTCGGAGTTGTTCGCCGTGCTGGGGCCGATTATTACCGAACTTCTGGCTGCGATCGTTCCAGCTATTCAGCCGATTGTTGAGGCGCTAATGGGGGCACTGATTCCGGCTATTCAGCTTATTGGAACTGTGGTCCAGGCGCTTATGCCGATCGTCATCCCGATTGTCAACATCATCAAGAATGCCTTCGTTAACATGATGATGGTGATCCAGGGAATCATTAACGTTGTCATGGGTGTCATCACGGGCGACTGGTCTCGGGCGTGGAACGGGATCAAGCAGATCGGCTTGGGGGTGTGGAACTATATCAAGGCGGCTTTTACCGGCTTCGGTCAGCTGATCGTCGCTATCGCCCAGGCTGCGTGGAACCTGCTCGGGAGTGTCATCACCGCCGGGTGGAACCTGATCAAGCAGGGGGCGTCCTGGGCGTGGAACGCAATCACGTCCACTATCTCCTCCGGGGTCAACCGGGCCGTCAACTTCGTCAGGAACCTGCCCAACGGTATCAGGAATGTCTTCTCCAGCGCCGGGTCCTGGCTCATTAGCGCCGGTAGGAACGTGATCCAGGGTTTCATTAACGGCCTGAAGTCCATGTACGGCTCAGTGAAGTCCTCACTGGGGGGTCTCACCAATAAGCTGACGTCCTGGAAGGGCCCCGCCCCCGTGGACCGGGTAATCCTTAAGGGCGCAGGCCAGATGGTGATGCAGGGTTTCATTAACGGCCTCGAGTCGCAGTACTCGGCAGTCAGGGACTCCCTCGAGGGCTTCACCAACACCCTGAGCAGGGATGTGGCCCCAGAGATCTCGGCCACTGTCTCGGGGAACTACGAGAAGTCGGTGAAGCGCCAGTTCGGCAACATGGACCTCGAGGCCCCCGCGCAGGGTGGTCGCACATCCGGTGGCACCACGGTCAACATCACCAACAACTACCCGCAGGCGCAGCGGGACTCGAAGACCCGCGACGACGTCGCAGACGCTATCCGCCTGGCCGCGAGCATCTAGGATTAGAGCATGAGCAGTGAGTATCACCTGAATGGGGTAGACCTGGACCAGCCGGGGAAGTGGCGGGTCATGGAGGGCACCCTCCTGCCGTCTGTGCCGGAGCCGCGCCTGACGTCCACCGAGGTCCCCTCCAGGAGTGGTGTCATCGACGGGGCGGCCACGAGGTTCGGCACGTTCAAGGTGACTGTCGCGCTCATGGTTGAGGGGGAGGACAGGGCCTCCCTGGATGCGAACTGGCAGGCCCTCATGGTCCGCCTGCGGCTCTCCGGGGCACTGGGGGTACTCCAGCACCGCCCGGCTGGCGCTAACCCCAGAGAGACCCGCGTGCGGCTCGTGAGCGTCGCCCAGCCGACCTGGAGGTACGGGGAGTGGGCGATCGACACTACAGTCATATTTGAGGCCGTGGATGGGGTGTGGCGAGACGTGACCCCCATTGAGGTGACGCTCCCTAACCTCGACGGCCTTGCGGGTGGGTCAGCCCCAATCACTGACGCCCTACTGAAGCTCGCCCCCACTGCGAACACGTGCACCATCAAGGATGTCACCTCGGGGACATCCCTCACGTGGCGTGGCACTATGGAAGGCGGCCAGAGACTCCTCATTGACGTGGCCCGCTATGATGCCTGGAGGCAGGTGTCCGAACGGTGGGAGCCCGTGCCGGGGGTACCGAGTCGTGCTGCCGAGATAAGCATGTCCCCCGAGGGGTTCCAGCTAACACCCAACAGTGAAGGCAAGATCGTCCTGCAGGTCACCGGCACGGCTGGCTCTATCCGGGCGAGGAGGGCATACTGATGCAGCGCACCTACTTCCCCGGCATGCAGCTCCGTGCGGTCGCCTACACCGTCCAGGGGGACCGTATCGGGGTGGTCCCGGACGTCCTGGAGATGACCGTCACCACCCCGCGTGGCGAGGCGCCTACCCTGTCTCTGTCGTACGCGCCCGGCCCTAACGCTGTCCGTGGCAGTGTCCTTGAGGGTGAGGTTGAGGTTGCTGTCGAGGCCACCTTCGACGGCGACACGTGGGAGGAGCTGCCCGACGCTCGGTTCGTCACCCAGAAGACCGAGCACAACCTCGTCAATGACGGCACGGACTCCCGCAAGGTTGAGGCCATCCACGTCAGCGACTACATGAAGGAGGCCCTGGTCTGGTCCGTCCCCGAGGCGGCGAAGGACAAGGAAGGCAAGTTCAAGTTCCTGTCCAAGAACGCTGGGGAGATCATCGGCACGGTTTGGCAGGCAGCCGCCAAGCGAGGGTGGGGCAAGGGCCTCACCCTGGACGCCACCACCACGACCGACTCCGCCAACCAGCGGTGGGCGAAAGTCGTCACCCTCTACTTCGACCCCTCCATCAGCATCCTTCAGATCGTCGACTCTCTCCGGGATCTGGGAATGATTGACACGGTGTGGCAGGGCCGCACCCTGAAGATCTATAACGCTGACACGACACAGGCCAGGGACCTCACGGCCTCCAGGATATGGCCCCTGGCAACCACCCTCACTGGGGCCCCGGAGGCGGCGACCTGGGCTGACATGTGCACCGACGTCCTGGTGAAGGGCGAATCCGGCCGCACATGGCTCATCAACAATGACACCGCCCCGAAGTCCATGCGGCGCGTCGAGAAGGTCGTAGAGGCGGGCGGCGTTGAGCTCGAGGCAACCGCGAGGCTAGTGGCGGAAGCCACCCTGAAGTCCGGGGCCCATGTCAGGGAGGAGATCAAGCGCGAGTGGGCGGCGCCTGACGTGCACCTGCTTCCGTGGCAGGACTACCGCCTGGGCGACTGGATGATGGTTGAGCGACGGGGCGGCATGGAACGCCTTCAGGTCGCACAGATCAGCGTCACCCAGAAGGAGCAGATGGTTTCCGGGCACACCACGTTCGGGACGGTCCTGGATAGCCTCCTGGGGAGGCTCACGAAGCGCACGAAGGGCATCGTGGGGCTCGCTACCACGAGCGGTACCGGTGTGCGCCCGAACCCTCCCGTGTCGAAGAACTGGCCGGTCCCTCCCCAGGGATTGACGGGATCCACTAGGGCTGTGGTCGGCCAGGACGGGTGGCCTACCGCGGTTGTGGAGCTCCAGTGGGGGAAAGTGGATGCCGACGCCCTGGGTACGAAGGTGGACGTCACCGGCTATGAGGTGTCATGGCAGAACGTGAAGCTTACTGCGGAGCGCTCCGGCTCGTACGTGACGAAGGGCGCGGAGGCCACCACCGCAGCTATTGCGCCGCTCGAGGTGGGGGTGGAGTACCGGTTCTGGGTGCGGGCCCAGACGCAGGATGGCGTGGGTGCATGGTCGCAGCCGCTCATGATCACGACCGCTACGGACGTGACGCCTCCCCCGGTGCCTCCGGTGCCGCGCTTGTCGCAGACTCTCGGTGTGCTTAACGTGGGCTGGCTGATGATCGGCGAGAACGGGGAGGCGATGCCCGCTGACTTTGCGGGCGCTGAGGTGAGCGTGCAGCTCCCTGGTGTGGCGCCTGGCGTGTTCAGTACTATGCCCACCCCGGTGCAGCGGATCTCCCTGGCTGGGCTGGAGATGCGCGAGTATGAGGTGTGTATGCGCACCTATGACCGTGCCGGGAACCGGTCGGCCTGGGGTAGGGCTGCGACTATCACGCTGAAGCAGAATATCGACGCTGACGCTATCGCGAAGCAGGTCGAGGACAAGCTCAAGGGTAGTGACGCCATGCAGCAGGCGGCCCGCGAGGGCACCTTGAAGGAGATGCGTCACCTGACGGATGCGATGACTCAGGTGGCTACGAACCTTGTCTCGTCTGGACCTGTGCCGCCGGACAGTGGGACAATTGGCTCTAGCATGTGGGTTGCCCCCGATGGGCGCATCTTTGTCCTCAGGGCGGAAGGAGACAGGTAGTGCAGCCTTATAGTGCAGCGAAACAGTGGAGGGATGGCTTCGGCGCGAACGAGACTCGCATCACCGCGGCCGACCTGACGCATATTGAGGACGGGATCAGTGCCGCCACCCAGGGGGTGACCAACCTAGAGACTAAGGTCGACGGCCAGCCCGCTGAGATCATGAAGCAGGTCCAGTCGATCGCCGAGGGCATCAAGACTCTCGTGAACAAGGTGACGCCGATCGGCACGATCATGATGTATGGGGCGGAGAGGGACCCCGAGGGGTGGATGCGCTGCGATGGCCGCCTCCTTGACCGCAACACTTACGCAAAGCTGTACTCCGTGATTGGCCTGACCTACGGGTCTACCACTGTCAGTAACTTCCGCATCCCCGATATCCGAGAGCGGTCCGTTGTCGGCTCTGGCGACGGCAGTAAGTACAACATCGGCAACAAGGGTGGTAACACGACTATCACCCTGTCTATTAACCAGATGCCCGCACACACTCACGAGATTGGCGAGTCCGAGGACTCCGCCCGCCGCTTCCAGGCCCGCACCTCCGGGCAGGACATCGGTATCGGCTCGAGCGGGTACACGTACCTGACCTCTACCGGCAACAACTCCGGCGGGCGAAGCCCAATCGCAACATCAGTCGGCGGGTCGCAGCCGATCGACGTGAGG